CAGAACCACCCAGGGTTACTGTGCCGTTGTCAGCTATTGGTTCTATATTAGTTGCTTTAATTGTTCCCATATTATGTTCCTATCCTAAATCCACCAAAATAACCTTGCTGTGTTGAATTTAAAGTATCTCTTGAACCTCCAGAATTTTGATACACTCTAAAAACTATTTCATCTGCTGCACTTAAATTAAAAGTTCCACATGCATTTGCTGTATTATATGGAGACCCATTTCCTTGTTCTGAATTTAAAAGTTCTGTCCCATTTGACCTATGAATACCTGCTAAAAGTCTTGCTGGAGCTCCTGCTCCAGAATCTAATCCTACACACATATATAGAAAATATTTACCCCCAAGTCCTGAAGGAACTGTGAACGTACTTGAACTTACAACACTATTTGTATCATAGTTTTGTGTAGTAAAGGCAGTTATTTTTGTCCACGTTGCATTTGAAATACTTTGAGCACCAGCTCCAGCATGATAATGAAAAGATGGATTATTTAGATTACTTTGTTTAACACCAGATGCTAATGCAACTGTCTCACCAGATGCACCAATGGTAATTGTACCACTACCTTGTGAAGATTGTTGTTTAATATTATCTACAAATATTGTTCCCATTATACTACCGTCAATGTCCCGTTAACTGTTACTGTGCCTGTAAATGATACTGGACCACATAACATCATGTTATCAGCAGAGTCTACTGTGATAGTTGATGATACTGTAGCTTTGTTTTCATAGCCACCGTTGATTGATTTTATCATACCAAATTCAATTGAGTTTTCTCCAGGTTCAGTTGTACCTGTAGTTTTACTCTGATATACTACATAAATATTATTAGTGCCTGATGGAGGTGCAGCTGTAAAACTTAAAGTTGTACCACCACTTACAGTGTATGCACTGTGAGGATCTTGACGAACATTTCCTACAAAAACTTCAATTTCATTAGTATTAGATACAGACTGGGAAAGAGTAAAACCAGTTGTTGACCCATTACCAGAAAACTGAGATGAGTTTATAGTTTGAAAATTATTAGAAGGTCTATTTCCTAGGTAAGCCATGAATAATCCTATGTACTTATAGCATCAACAAATGATGCCCATACATCTAAACTAGATGCAGTATCTGATTTTGCTTTTAAAATATCATTGTTTTGCATTACTATCTTGCTTCCCCCGTCTATTAGTTCGAGAGAACCCCCACTAACAATAGGTGCATTTTTGATTAGGTAATAATCATTAGATCCATCATTAATGAATACATCCACATTAATTGTAGATGTAGTAGTATTGGCACAACGAATAGAGACTATAGCATCATCAGAGTTACTAGTATGAATAGTAGCTGCTGAAGTTCCTACGTTTCTCTGTATATAGCGTTCAAAATCTTGGGCCATATTTTTTCTCCTTATTATTATATTATATAGTATATGACAATATTGTCAATAGTAAAATTAAAGTGCGATAGCCATAGCTGTCACAAAACCTGCAGAAACACCTGCTGATCCACTAGATGCTGATGTAATTCTACCTTTAGCATCCACTGTTATACTTGCGGCAGTATAACTACCTGCTGAAACTGCTGTATTTGCTAATGTAACAGCTCCACTAGAAGCAAGTGTAGCATCACCTGAAACAGCTACTTCCTCAAAAGAAGTACCATCTCCTACTAATATTTTACCTGATGTAACATCTGGCATTTTAAGTAATGCACCGACTGTTACATCGCTATTAAAGGTTGCTGCTCCTGCAGCACTACCATCAATAGTTAAAAATGTAGTATCAGAACTTCCATCAGTTCCTTTTAAAATAATATCTGTATCACTACCTTGTGCATCAATAGTAATATTACCTGCAGTTGTAGCTAATGTAGCTGCAGCATCACCTGCTGATAAATCATCTAAAGCAACAGATGCACTAGTATATGCATTTATCTGTGATGCATTTACATATTTAGTAGTACCACCATCATCTATTAAAAATTTATCTGAATCTGCAATAGTTATAGATGTACCATCAGTTGCACCATCTATTTGAATAGCTGCACCTGATACTTTATCTGCTGTTGATATTGTATTTAATTTACTATCAGCAATAGATCCTGCTAGCATTGTATTTGTTACAGTACCACTATCACCTGTACCAACTAAATTACCAGAAGCTGTAGGTAAAACTAATACTGCTGAACTAGCTGCTGAGTGTGGTGCTGCCTGTAAAGTTTGTGCATGAGCATTTCCAGACTCACAATAAAATTTAACTTTAGCAACACTACCAGTTCCAGTCTTTAATTCAATTAAACCATCACTTACTTCTGTACCATCAAGATTAACTACACCACTTCCATTAGGTATAATATCAATATTTGCATTTGATGTTGAAACAATATCATTACCATTAACATCTAAATTACCACCTAGTTGTGGCGTACTATCTTCTGCTACATTTGATATAGCACTTGATGTAGCAAGTCCTGATACAACTGTTGATCTTGCAACTTTTTTAAGACCACCACCTGAAGTGTCTATTGCTAAAAATACATCATCACTAGCTATACTAGATATTTCTGATAATGAACTTACTGCAACTGAATTAAAATTTGTACCATCTGCAATTAATAAATTACCTGCAGTATTTGTACCCATAGTAATATCATCACCAGATACTGTAAGATCTCCAGTTACAGTTAAATTTTGAGAAGCTGTAACGTTACCACTTGAGTCTATAGCTAAAGCATCCGTGTCAGATGTATGCCCTATATTAGTTCCGTTAATAATTATATTATCTACTGTTAAACTTGTAAGTGTTCCTACAGATGTAAGATTAGGCATTGCAGTAATTTCATCATCAAAATATGCAGATAAATCTGTAACTGCAACTTGCTTCATTGTACCACCATCATTTAGTACAACTCTGTCTGCATCTTCAACTGTTACTGAAGAAGCACTTGTATCACCATCAATAATATTTAATTCTGAAGTAGTAGATGTTACACCATCTAATAAATTAATTTCTGTTGCTGTAGACGTAATTGCCGTACCATTAAAATTAATAGCATCAACATGTGCAGTGCCATCTACATATAAATCTTTAAATTCTAATGATGATGTACCTAAATCTATATCATCATCTGTTATAGGAACAATAGCACCATCTTGTATTCTTAATTGCTGTACAGCTGAAGAAGATACATTTACATAAAATTCTAAATGGTTATTAGATGAGTCTAATAAAATTTTATTATACGCATTACTATCTCTTAGTACAGATACAGGTCCTCCATCACCCGCAGTACCATCATGCGTGTGTCCTGTTGATGCATTAAACGCAGCTAATAACTGGTTAAACTCATCATTACTATCTGCAGCGGAAATAACGTCACCTGTTGTGTAGGTTGACTGTCGTGCTGAATATCCTGCCATTATCTTCTTCCTCCTGGGGTAAATTCTAATTGAAATCCTTTTACTGAAAATGAATCTGCTTGATTCCTATCATCTATTTTTAATGCAATTGCAAATCCTGATCCTTCTACTGTTTGTCTTATAAGTGGTGTACCTGATGCTCCATATAATCCAGATCCATATAAAGATGATCCATATGTAGCTGCACCACCTGGAGATGAAATTGCTATCTTATTTGGTTGTGGTGTATTAACACTATCATAATCATATCTTACTGCTAAGTCTGCATTTACAGAAGTTCCTTCTCCTTCATAGTTTAAATTAACTCTCTGCATATATTTTCTTAATCCAGGATCTCCCATAACCATATCAGGAGATCTATATGTAGCTACAATAGTTTCTGTAGTAGTACCATTTGCAAAAGTATTTCCTGTTTCCATTTTATATATATAACCATCAAATCCACCAAATACTTGTGTTTCTACATTACTAATAAAATCTGAATCAGTAGAAGATGGTTTTATACCTATCATATCAGAATATTCAAAACCAATTTGTCCTGTATTTACATTAGATTTTAATACTCCAATAATACCTTTTGATGATGCTTGCGATCCACTAGTTGTAGGATAAAATAATCTATATTGTGATTTATCTCTTATAACTAAAGAAGATATTCTATTTAATCCTATCTCATCAATTCTAGCTTGTATTTGTCTTGATATAGATCCAAGTTCAACGTCACCAATTCTAGCTGTACCAGCAATAGTTCTTAAACCATCTGGTGCTAAAAATATAACATCACCACCAATCTCTTGAATACTACCACCATCTCTACATCCAATATTTCTTGTAACTTCTTGTACTGCAAAATTACTAGATGATGTACCTGTTAATTTATATATTCTATCTTCACAAAATATAATTAATTCATTTCTAAATACTTTCATACCAACAACAGCAGAGTCAACTTTAAAAGATCCTGCACCACTAGCTGATGTAAAATTATCTTCTACAAATGGTACACTAAATATAACTTCTTGAGAATTAGTTGCACCTGCATAAAACATATGGTTTTGAAATGCTTTTACAAATTTAGGATTAGTTGGAGCTGTACCACCACCTGTTGCATTTATTACATCTACATTAAAACTTGAATCAATAGACTGTGCAGGAGAATGTCCTGTAGCTATAATTAATTTATCAGTACCATTAAAATTATACTTTTCAAAATCATAAGCTCTAGTAGCAGTTCCTAAACCTGTAGCTAAACTTGTCCAACTACCAGAAGTTGTACCTCTATGTATATCTCCACCTCTAGCTACAATTATCTGCCCATTAAATATTATGGAACAATCAATTACTAAACTACTATTGCTAGATCCTTGTGGTACTATTGTGCTATTATATAATGCTGTTCCACTAACTCTTCTATATCCACCTTTAATATCAGGTTCAAAATTACGTAGTATAAGTGCTTCTCCAGGTTGCATTGAAAACACATCTTTATTAAGTGTTAAGCCCCCTGCACAACTTACTACAAAAGGTGATATAAGATCAGTTGCTGGCATTATGAAGTTCTTTTGTTTCTATCTGCTAGTTTCTGTAATTCGTCTAATTCTATTTTTTTTAAATCAAATTGTTTTAAATAATCTCTGGTGCTTTCTCCAGTTCTATATCTTCTAATAAATTCTTTAACTTGTGGTATAGTCATTTTATCAGATACATCTGCTACTTTCATATTTAATTTATCTTCAGCATTTTTTGCACCATCCATATTATCAACAATTTTCATGCCATTTTTCATTTCTTCTTTTTCTCTTATAGCCATTAGCTTACTCTACCTCCTATATTTGTAGAAATACTTTCTGCAATTGTATCACTACGCATATAATCATTTTTAGTAGCGTAGTCTACTTTTAGTAATCTTAGTTTTCTTTGAAAATCTCTATCTGCTAATTGTGCATGCTGTGGATCAGATCTAAGCATGTATGTATAATATTTAGCTCTATCAATAATTAATGTTGCAAACCTATCAGGTAAACTCATATTATCACCATGTGCAGATAAATCTGTATGAGTTGCATAATATATATAACTTACAGAAAATTCATTACTATTAGGTCTTGGACTTACACCAAAAGTAGAATGGTTAGGTAATATATAAACTCTTAGTGGGTCTGAATAACTATTACTATTATTTGTATCATCAGTAGGTTTATAATTTTGTAAGTAGTTATCATATGATATATATGATAATTTTCTATTTAATATATCATTTCTGGATATTCTAATATAATCA